TTTGCTGTTTTATTTACTGTAATCATTATTTCACCTCCTTTTCTACAACTTCAATTACGATTGGTTGTATTTTAGATAGTTCTTGTGTGTATAATGTTGTCACAAAACTAAAGATACCCAATGAAGCCACTGAAGCGGCAAATAGGTAATGGTCAGCTTCTATAGCGCCAACAGCAGATACCATGGCTAGTAATCCAACTACGCCAAATCCTACTGATACATTACTGTAAAACTTTTTAATCTTATCTTCCTGTTCTCTTAACTTGTTATAGTGTTGTGCTGTAATCATAGTGTTTTCCTTTTTGTTATTGTTGTTTATCATAATATCTGTATATCCTATCATATCTGGAGTAAAAGTCAAGCCTTTATTTACGACATTTTTATAAAAGTATTTTCTATATTCATTTGAAATTTTTTAAGAATTAAATTACCCTCGTCATCTTTAGACAAATTGAATATTTTTGAAAATAGTCTCATTGCTTCTTTTTTTGGCATTTTGTTAAATTTAGCAGCAGCAACCGCTTCCTTAATTATGTTAGTCATAGTAGTCATAGTGTCCTTTTTGTTAGTGTTGTTTATCATAATATCTGTATATTGTATCATATCCACAGCAGGAGTCAAGCCCTTATTTTCTGACTTTTTTGTGTTTTTATTGTTTATTAGTGTTTTTTTGTTTAACATAGGTATATAATATCATATCCACGGCAGGAGTCAAGCGAAAAATGAAAAAAAGCGTAAAAAAAGTGTTATTTTTAGTGTATGTTCTTGTTTTGTTCTCAAACCGAAGCTATTTTTAGTTCTAATTTTTGATTATAAATATAATATAATGAAAAACTGTCAAAATTGCGGTCATTCTTGTCATTGTGGCATGACTTGTTATCAGAATCTTAAAGACGGCGACGGAAAAGACGTTGTTGTTGATTGTTGTAAGAGTTGCCGACATGATTCGTATATTGACGAAGAAAAATATAACATAGAAAGTTAAAAAATGAAAAAAATGAGACTATTTAAGTTTTGGAATGAGACCGGAACTGAAAAAGAGAAAGAATCAATGAGTTTAAAGAAAGCAGTCATATCCGTTCAAGGCGATTTCAAAGAAAATGTCATAGGTGTTGAATATATGAGCAAAAAAGGCAAACAAATTATCGATTCTGTAAAAATACCTATGGGTAGAAAAATTAGACAGTCAATAATAATAGAAAAAAAGAAAGCGGCGGCAAAACTCGCTCAAAGTAGTAGATAATGGCGAAAATATCAAAAGGTTACGAACCACACGAAAGAATGCCTAAAAAGACATCACAAGGTAATAGAAATAACGTAAAAAAGAGTTCAATGAACAAAAGTAAAAAAAGATCGTTCAAAGTTTACAACTCACAAGGTAAATAATGCCAGCATGTGTTAGATCAGGTTTAGATGTTCACGTAGGACACGCTAGTCCGACACCTAGTCCTTTTCATCAAACACCATACGCTGGTGGATCGCCAAATGTTACTATTAACAGCGCTGCCTCAATAAGAGTAGGCGACACTACTAGTTGTGGTGATCCTGCTACTGCTGGTAGTTCAACAGTTAGTGTAAATAGTATCCCAATTCATAGAGTTGGTGATTCTACTGGTGGTCATGGTAGTTGGGTAGCAAATGCTGCTTCCACAGGAAGTTCTAACGTTTTTTCTGGATAACGTTTATAAATATTGTTACCATGGCAAATTACGACGCATCGTCTATAAACAAGAGTAAAAGAAGTAATAAAATCTATAAAGATTTGGATTTAGATTTTACTAGAAATCCAGTCACACATGATATATCAACAATTGAAGATGTGGATGCCGTAAAGAGAAGTGTTAGAAATTTAGTTCAAACTAATTTCTACGAAAGACCTTTTCAACCAGAATTAGGTTGTGGTATTAGAGGATTGCTTTTTGAAAATTATTCACCAATTATTGGTATATTTTTGAAAAGAAAAATAGCGGAAGTTATTACTAGATACGAACCAAGAGTTTCTTTACAAGATATCTCTTTAGATGATGAACCGGATAAAAATAGATTAAAACTTTCTCTCTATTTTTATGTTCAGAATATATCTGATCCGGTAACAGTAGAAACATTTTTACAAAGGTTAAGATAAAATGGCAAGTAACAAATTAACAGTATCAGATTTAGATTTTGATTCAATAAAAACAAATCTAAAAACGTTTTTACAATCACAATCAGAATTTCAAGATTATAATTTTGAAGGATCAGGTTTTGCTGTTCTTTTAGATGTTCTTGCTTACAATACACACTATCTAGGTTTCAATGCTAATATGTTAGCAAATGAAATGTATCTTGACAGTGCTGACATTAGAAAAAATGTAGTGTCACTTGCTAAGATGTTAGGTCATACTCCTACATCATCAAAGTCGCCAGTAGCAACTTTAAATATTTTAATTAATGGCGGTTCAGGTCCGTCAGTTACAATGAACAAAGGAACAGTTTTCTCATCTAGTATAGATGGCAACTCTTATCAGTTCGTAGCAAATGAAGATCATACTATAACACCATCAAATGGCATTTATGAATTTCAAAACATTCCTGTTTATGAAGGAACATTATCAACTTTTAAATATACAGTTAATAGTTCAGATCCTGACCAAAGATTTTTTATCCCTAGTAATAGAACAGATACAACAACTTTAAAAGTTCAAGTTCAAAATTCTTCAAGTGATACAACTACAGCAACATATTCAATTGCTTCAGGATTTATTGGTTTAAGTGAAACATCAAATGTTTATTTTTTACAAGAAGTTGAAGATGGTAAATATGAAATTTATTTTGGTGATGGTATTGTTGGTAAATCTTTATCAGATGGCAATATCGTATCAATGGAATATATTGTTACAAACAAAACTGAATCAAACGGTGCTGGTAATTTTACTTTAGATGGTTCAATTGGAAATTTTTCAGATGTTTCAATTACAACTGCTTCAATTGCTCAAGGTGGTTCAGAACCAGAAACAAAAGAGTCAATTAGATTTAATGCTCCATTACAATACGCTAGACAAGACAGAGCAGTCACAACCTCTGATTACGAAACTTTAGTAAGACAAGTATATCCAAATGCTCAATCAGTTTCAGCATGGGGTGGCGAAGATGATGAAACACCTAGATATGGTGTTGTGAAGATTGCTATTAAACCAACTTCAGGTTCTACTTTAACAGAAACAACTAAAGCAAATATTGTTGCTAAATTAAAACAATATAATGTTGCTTCAGTTAGACCAATCATTGTTGATCCAGAAATTACTTCTATTATTATAACAGCAACTGTAAAATATGATAAAAAGAAAACAACAAAAACTGCTGATACTTTAAAAACAGAAATTACAACATCAATTTCAGATTACGATACAAACCAACTATCACAATTTGATGGTGTGTTTAGACATTCAAAACTTACAGGTTTAATTGATGACGTTGATAAGAGTATTTTATCAAACATAACAAATATTCAAATTAGAAAATCATTTACTCCAAAATTAAGTGAGTCAACAAGATATGACATCTATTTTAGAAATGGTATTAACAATCCACATATAGGTCACAACGCTGCCGCTGGTGGTGTAATTGCTTCAACAGGATTTAAAGCACCTAATGACGCTAATGTATATTTCCTAGATGATGATGGTAGTGGAAATATAAGAAGATATTATTTTGTAGGTTCAGTTAGAACATATGTAAATAATACCCAAGGAACTGTAAATTACGATACAGGTCAAATTATAATTAATTCATTAACAGTTGCTTCTATTGAAAACATACGAAGTGTATCATCTACAGTTATCGAGATAACAGTTAAACCAGCGTCTAGTGATATTGTTCCAGTAAGAGATCAAATTTTAGAAATAGATACAGCAAACTCAAAAATTACAGTAGAAGAAGATACTTTCGTTGGTGGTTCTTCGGATGCTGGTGTAGGTTACACAACAACATCTAATTACTAATGGCAAAATTCACTGACAAAATATCGAACCTGATAAATCAACAGGTTCCCGAGTTCGTAGTAGAACAACACCCAAAGTTTTTAGAATTCTTAAAAACTTACTACACTTTTATGGAGTCAGCGGAGTTAGTAGTTACTTCCGTTCAAAGCACAGATGGTCTTAATTTAGAAACAGAAACTCCAAATTCAAGCAATATAGTTTTAGACTCTTCTCGTTTAGATACAGATAGAACACAATTAGACGCCGGTGATAAAATACTTTTAGAAAGTTCTTCATTTGGTAAATTCACAAGAGGTGAAACAATAAGAGGACTAACATCAAACGCTATTTCAACAGTTCTTGCTGAAGATTTAAATAACAACAGACTGTTTATTTCAGCACAAGATAAATTTATACAAGGCGAAATAGTAGTAGGTGATAATTCAGGTGCCGAAGCAATCATTAACAATTATAAACCAAACCCGGTTAATAGCATACAAGACTTAATAAACTTTAGAGATCCGGATAAAGTTATATCTAACTTCTTAACTAATTTTAGAAACGAGTTTTTAACTACGTTACCAGAAAAATTAGCAAATGGTTTAGATAGAAGAAAATTAATTAAAAATGTTAATTCACTTTACAGATCAAAAGGTACAAGTAAAGGACATGAATTATTTTTTAGATTGTTATTTGGACAAAAATCTCAAACATTATATCCTAGAGAAAACATGTTACGTGTGTCTGATGGTAAATGGGACACTCAAAAGATTTTAAGAATAATTGGTAATGTAGGAGAAACATCAAATTTAATTGGAAGAACAATTGAGGGTGAAACCTCTGGAGCAACTGCTATTGTAGAAGATGTTTTCAAATTTCAAATTGGTGCTAATGAAGTAACCGAGTGTATATTAAATGAAGACACAAGATCAGGCACTTTTACTGTAGGTGAAACAGTTAGAGGAACCCAAACAGATGAAGATTTTGTTTATATCAAAGGAATTGTTACAGGTATTCCAAGTCTGCCCACATTAACAAATGATGGTAGTTTATACACACAAGGTGATGTTACAACTGTTAATGGCGGTGGTCAAGGTGCTGTTATTCAAGTTGATGGTATTGGTCGTGGAGGTATTTCAGAATTCATTATTGCTAATCCAGGTATTGATTATAAAGTTGGTGACGATATAACTTTTAATAATTTAAATACAGGTGGTGGATCAGCAAGGGCAAAAGTTTCAGTTATCAATGGTGCTATTACACCTGAAGATAGCACATCTACTACAGACGACCATATAGTATTAGAAGAAGGAACAACACGAAGTGACTCTTACACAGGAGATAAAATCATGTTAGAGGGTGGTGTTGGTGATATTACAGACATAAGAATTATTAATAGAGGAAATAACTACCAATCATTACCGGTTGTAGATGTTGATTCAACAGACGGAGTAGGTGCTATTGTATATGCTTATGGTTCAGAAATAGGTCGTGTATTAGGATTAAAAATTATTGACTTAGGTGCTGAATATCAACAGTCACCAAGTCCAACTATAGGATTACCAGGTTATTTAATAATTTCATCATTGTCTTCATCTAATATTGTGAAAGATGAAACAATCACAGGAGTTGATGTAAATAATACGGCACTCACAGCGAATGCTTTATCTTATAACTCAACATTAGGATTATTAAAAGTTTCTAATCCGTCTGGACAATTTGCTGAAGGATCAACTATAACTTTTGCTAGTGGTGCGACTGCCACTGTTGAAAGAATGGAATTAAGTACGGCAACAACCTCTGTAAGTTCTATTGTAGATACTACTGGTAACTTTGTAAATCAAGATGGTTTTATATCTGAAAATACAATGAGAATACAAGACAGTTTATACTACCAAGATTTCTCTTATGTAATTAAAGTTGGAAGAACAATTAATGATTGGAGAGACAGTTTCAAAAAGACTATTCATACATCAGGTTTCTATTTTGCTGGACAAGTAGAGATTGTTAATAAGATTGATTTAAAAACTAGACCAAGAGAACAAGGTGGTGTAATATCTCCACTATCTACAATTCTTAATACTTTATTTGCCGCTATTATCGGTAGAAGATTAGGAACAAATACAGATGGCACAACTTTAAGACCTAATCCACACGAATGTTTATCTGATAATTTACAAGGTCAAACATTAGCGCCTTACGATCCGGCAACAAGAGACTTGACTATAACAAGATTGCCTATTAACATACGTATGATGAGTAGGGTTACAAGATTTATTAAACCAACTAAAAACGGTGAAGTTCATGCTAAATTCGGATTCGCTTCCACAGGCCCTTATTTTCACTCACTAAATAGATATGCTAACACGAGATATGGAACAACTACATTTACAGGAAACACTAGTAGTAATGGTAATAGTAGTGGTATTACATTTCGTAGGTTAAGTGAGATTTTAGTAACAGGAACAAGAACAAGTTTAGATGGAACACCAGGTATATTCGTATTAACATCACACGAAGAAGGAAGTAAAATTAAAACAAACTTTACTTACCCTGCTGAGGTATTTCAGTTTAAACCAACAAGATTTAGTAACACAAAAGGTAATAAGAAATTTAGTAATACAACAATCAAATGGAGTCAGACAAATCAAGCGTCTATTGGACCATAATTTTTTTGTATATATAATGTTAATTAATAGTATAAATATAGTAAAGAAGGATTATAAAACAGTATAAATAGATATATGCCAGCGATAATTACAAACAAATTTAGAATACATAACTCAGAACAATTTAGAGAATCTTTCTCTGAAACTGCCCCTAACGTTTACTATCTAGGAATAGGTAGATCACAAGCATGGGCAACTCTTTTAAGAGGAGATGGTCGAACAGACTATGAGGGTTCTGATACACAACCAATATTACCATCAGATACAGTAGCAACAGAATACAATACATTTGATGACCTATTAGCAGTAAAAAGAATTACGACTGCTAGTGTTGCTTTTGTTATTCCAAGAAGAAACTGGACAAACGGTGCTACATACGATACTTACAGACACGACTATGGTGAATTTCAAACTGGTTCAACAACACTAAAAGTTGTTTCAACTGGAAACAAAACTACTTTATTCGATTCTCATTTTTATGTATTAAATTCTAACTTCAATATTTACAAATGTTTAGATAATAATGGTGGTGGTGTTTCTACAATCGAACCAACAGGAACATCAATTGCTACATTGACTACTGGAGATGGATATAAATGGAAATATATGTACACTCTAACGGCAGCT